GCCATGCCCCGCAATGCACGCAAAGCAAAGACTCCGAAGCCGGCACTTACCTGTATATCAAATTCCTGACTGAGTTTTGCGGCCCGGTTAGTCAGCTCAGCCATGTCATGCAGACAGACTGGTGTTTGCACGCCTATCATTTCTGTTGCAGAGTAACCCAGCATGAGTTCTGCGCCCTTGCTCCAGACTTGTATGAGGCCAGTGGTGTCGGTGGCGATGATGGAGAAGTTGGCGCTGTCAAGTATGGCGTTTTGCAGGGCGGTGGTAGCCGCCAGTTGAGCATTGAGGGCAAGGATGGCTTCTTCGGATTTCTTGCGCTGGCTGATATCTGTGCCGACAGTGCAGATACCGTAAATTTCGCCCGATTCATTGCGCAAGGGCGTGAGCATGAGGATGTGGGTGGTGTCGATCCCTTCGATTGTTAGGGAGATTTCTGTGCGGCGTATGGTCCCGGTCTGGATGACTTCAGCAGACATGCGCATGTATTGCTCTGCCTTGTCTCTGGAAAAGACATAAAAGACGCTTGTGCCGATCAGGCTTGCGATATTGGCGGGCTTGAAGAGCTTGTCGTATTCTTTGTTGGCGTAGAGGTAGTAGCCATTCTTGTCGCGCAAGCAGACAGCCGATGCGGTGCTGTCCATGACCGCTTGCAGCAACATGAGGTTTTCATACTGGACAATTTCATCCCGCTTGCGCTGTGTGATGTCGGTGCCGACACCGCAAGCCCCAAAGACTTCACCATTGGCATTGATGAGGGGGGAACGCACGACGAGGTAAGTATGCATGCCATCTTTTTGCTGCACCATGGCTTCGGTGCGCAAGGCGGTCTTGGTGGCGATGACGGTTTGTTCTGCACTGCGGTACTTCCTCGCTAGATCAGGGGGGAAAACATCTTCTATGGTTTTTCCTATCAGTTGTTCACGCTTCATCTGGAAGACGGTTTCGTATTCCTTGTTGATGTAAAGGTAGCGGCCATCAAGATCGCGTACATGGATGTAGGATTCTGTGCCTTCCATGACGGTTTGCAGTAGCAGGCCACTGCGTATCAATTCTTCTTTGCTGGCTTGCAGTTCCAGCGTACGCTGTCTGACTTTGTGTTCGATATGAAAGGCATTGCCGCTGACGACCAGTAAATACACGCTGATGAGGCTGGTAAAGAATAAGCCGCCTATCAGGGTGGCCCAGGCTGACCATGATCGATGCAGTTGCCAATAGACAGGGGAGGGGCGGGCGGTGAATTCAAACTGGTGGTCGCCGAGCAGGATGCTACTGTGGAATCGGGTTGTTGTGGGATACTGGCCCAGGGTGTTGTAGACTTCGCTCTTGTCAGCGGGGCTATTGAGGTCACGCAAGCGGAACAGGACCTGGGCGCGTGTTTCTTCAGAAAAAACCTGCCTGACTAGTTCATCTATGTGCAATACGCTGAGGACGACGCCACGAAAAGCAGCGCGCTTTTGTTCTATTGTTGACACTGGGCTGTTACGTGCGTAGACGGGCACAATAATCAGACTGCCAGTGCCACTTTTTGATCTGTCCGTCCTGATAACGTTGAGTGGTGAAGTGGCAATCAACTGACCGGTGTCACGTGCTTTTTCTATGGCAGCTTTTCTGCCAGCTTCAGAGTAGAGGTCAAATCCCAATGCGGCCTGGTTGACTGCATATGGTTCGACATATTCTATGGGCAGATAAAACGGGCGTTCTGTTGCAGACCGGAAATTAATGTTGTCCAGGCTCTCTTTGATGCCGGATGCAATGTGAGTTTCTTTTTTGACTTTGGCTTCATGGGCGGGTCTGTCGCCATGCATCACCACGGGCGCCCAATCGACAGCGATGATGGTGCTTTCTCTTTGCAGTACCTTGCTGACGAAGCTGCCGAAATCTTCCCGCGAGACATGTTCGGAGCTGGTAAAAAACCGTTCCATATTCCACAGGAATTCGCTTTGGAAATCGAATCTATGCTGTATCGCTTGCACCATACGGCTGGCTTCGGTTTCGAACTCTTTTGTTTGCCTTTCTACTTCAGATTCGCGCACGTAGAGGAAGATGGAAACAACGACGGATAAGGTCAATAGCAAAGGTATGCCTACATTAAGGCGACGGGATTTCCAGATAGTACGAGGTTGTCCTATCAGTATCATGACCAATGGTGCGACGATCAGGACACCAAGGATGTCACCTATCCACCAAGTAAGCCAGTTGCCAAACATGTCAGTCACTGGCAGTAACCTCAGGGTGAACAGGGAAAAAATTCCAATACTTGCATTGATCAGGCAACCAACCGGACCGGCCAGTAGGAGGAAGAGGGCAACATGGCGCTCAGTATCCAGTGCAGCCGGGTAGCCAACAAGGCTTTTGATAAGATAGGTGCTGACCACGGCTTGCAACAGGGCACCGGTGGCAACCAGCAGGGCAAGAGCGATTGTAGCTACCGTGAGTTGCCCTTGGCCTTCCCAGCCTATCCACAGATTGAACAGGCATGAACCCAGGGCCACACCCGGCAAGAGGCGATAACCTCCGGTCAGTACGGCGATGACGGCAATGCCTGCCGGAGGGAATACGGCAATTGCATAGCCGGGAGGAATTGCCAGCAACAAGGCGATACGTCCAAACAGGATATAGACGAAAGCAAGTTGCAGATTCCTCACGACCAGAGCGTCGGCATTGTTCAAGGATGATGCGGGCAAGATACCTGGCTCCCCATAGTGAACAGTTTTAGAACCTGTTTGCGATCTTGGAACCAGTTCACGATCTTACTGCGCGTGCGCAACCGGAGTCTACGCGGGGATCATTTGCTGCTCAAAATGCTCATGCACTTGAGTACACTCCGCTTTTTGTGCTGCGTTCTTGTTACCCAGGCCCCGCTGACGCCCGCTCGCTACAGATCGTGAACAGGTTCTTAGCCAAAAATTTGCTTTGGATAATTATATGACTGAAAGCAAGCCCTTGTGTCTATATTGATCTTGTGGAATTTGCACGCCTATTTCTTTGCTAATACACAGGCTTGCCGGCGTAGCTGTCTGCCGCTACCTACGCTGTTTTTTCTTGTGATTCTTATACGAAACACTGTGTTAAGAAAAATTTGTACTGATTAAATAATCAGTGTATATTGTTGTTCAGGGCGAGTTGTGCCTTGTTGCCAAGCTATAGTATTCCTCAGATAAAAACCACGGACCCTGCTTTGAAAAAAGTAGGGTTTTTGATTTTTAAAGCCTTGTTTTTATTGATTATTTTTATTTATTAGAACTTTCGTTGGGTCGAATTCAGATGTTGTTTTCTTGCCGTGTTTAAGTGTTAAGCTGTAGTAAGAAAAATTTGCACTGATTAAATAATCAGTATATAGTGTTGTTCAGGGCGAGCTGCGTCCTGTTGCCAAGTTGTAGTATCCCTCAGATAAAAACCACGAGCCCTGCTTTGTAAAAAGTGGGGTTTTTGGTTTTTACCTGCAGGATTTTTCTTAAACTTCTGCGCCGTATTCTCAGGGAATTTCCCTGCCAATGTTGGAGCTTAAGAAAAATTTGCACTGATTAAATAATCAGTATATAGTTCTACTCAGGGCGTTTTGCGTCCTAAAGAATTTGATTTGTTAGAGTTGATCTGGCCCCGCTACTGTAAAGCAGCGGGGCTTTTTGTTTTCTGCGCGTTGTTCATGAGTCTTGTTGACGATTGCAGGAAATTGACAGAATTGCGCCATACAATTTGCCCGTACTGGCGCACATGCTTTTACCTGTTTGTGATTGCAAGCGTATCCCCTATCACATAGTGCTGACCATACAGAACGCGAAGCAGCAGACAGGTAAATCTTTTTGGGCGTTGACGGGAATCATGGGAATGTGCGCCTGTAATTGCAGACCTTGCAGTCCTTGCAGATGCGCTGCCCATGATTCCCGGAGGGGCCAATGCTGATCAAAATGGAGCAGGACAAGCCGCAAGGCATCCTGAAAATATATGAGTGAAAGCAAAATTGTGAAGGCTGCTGTTGCATCTGAGCTGGTGGCTAAGCCTGGTGCCAAGACACGCGGGCGACCGAAGAAAGCAGTAAGCCAGTCGACGTTGACGGTCAGGGATGCGATCGCCAAAGCAGGTGAGGAACTCGGCGGTGCATTGCGCCTGGCGCAATGGGCGCGTGAAGACCCGACCAATGAAAAAGCATTCTGGACAGTTTTATACTTGAAGATTTTACCCTTGCAAGTCAATGGTGCAGGTGAAAACGGCGAACATCTGATTAGCGATATCGCCATCAAACTGGTCAAGCCCAATGCAGATTGAATGCGAGTTTCCTGAAAAGCTGGAATTTTTATTCCAGCCAGCACGTTACAAGGTGGCGCGTGGTGGACGTGGCAGTGGCAAGTCCTGGGGCTTTGCCCGCGCCTTGCTGCTGCTGGGTGTGCAGAATGTGGAGCGAATTTTATGTGCACGTGAATTGCAGAAATCGATCAAGCAATCTGTGCATCAGTTATTGCGTGACCAGATTGGAGCCCTGGGATTGAGTCATTTCTACCAGGTGTATGAATCAGAAATTCGTGGCATGAATGGCACGCGTTTTTATTTCAGCGGTTTGTCTGACCAGACGGCTGACAGTATCAAGTCTTTTGAAGGTTGTACCAAGGTGTGGATAGAAGAAGGCCAGAGTGTGTCGGACAGGTCATGGAGTATTTTGATACCGACGATACGCACGGCAGGATCAGAAATCTGGGTGACTTATAACCCGGAGCTGGAAACTGATCCTACCCATCAGCGTTTTGTCACAAGACCACCGCATGATTGTGTCTCTATCTTGATGAACTGGCGTGATAACCCCTGGTTCCCAGACGTGCTGGAAAGAGAAAGGCAAACCTGCATGCAGCGTGAGCCTGAAGCCTACAAGAATATCTGGGATGGTGAATGCAAACCCGCAGTCAGTGGCGCTATTTATTACCACGAAGTTGCAGGCGCGCAGGGCAGGATTTGTCATGTGCCGTATGACCCCATGCTGAAAGTGCATGTAGTGGTGGACCTGGGCTGGAATGATGCGATGGCGATCAGCCTGGTGCAAAGGCAAAGTTCGGAACTGAGGGTGATTGAATACATGGAAGACAGCCATCAAACCCTGGATTATTACTCGGCCTTGTTGAAGCAAAAGAATATGAATTGGGGGAAATTATTTTTACCTCACGATGGTCGCAACAAGGACTTCAAGACCGGAAAGAGCGCAGAAGAAATCATGACAGCCTTGGGTTGGGATGTGGCAATCACGCCCAGCATGAGTGTGGAAGATGGCATACGTCTGACGCGCATGACATTTGGACGCTTGTGGTTTGACGCGGACAAAACTGCGCGCCTGATTGAATGCGTAAAGCGTTATCGCCGCGTGATCAATCAAAGCACGAATGAAGCGGGCGCACCCTTGCATGATGAGTTCAGCCATGGTGCGGACAACCTGCGCTATATCTGCATCAATGCAGAGGCGATGTCGAACGAAGAATGGGGCGGCAAACTGACTTACCCTAAATTTACTTATGCATAGAGGATGGAATGGCTAAAGCTTTATCTCAAGACGAATTGAAAGCACTAGTGCAGACAGAAATGCGCCAGAGCCTGGGTTATTCATCTTCGCGTTTGTCGCAAGCCAGGCAAAAGGCGGAATATTATTATCTGGGCCTCGCGGTGGGTGATTTATCGCCACCAGAAGTGGATGGCCGTTCATCGGTAGTTTCTACTGATGTGCGTGACACCATAGAATCTATGTTGCCGCAATTGATGCTGACGTTTTGCGGTGGTGATTCGATAGTGGAATTTGAGCCGCAAAACCCGGACGATGAAGCCAGGGCCAAGGCTGCGACTGAGTATATCAATTACCTGTTCTTTAAAAAGAACAATGGTCACAAGATCGCTTATGTGTGGATGAAGGACGCCTTGCTTCAAAAAAATGGCATCGTCAAGGTGTGGTGGGATACCCGCTTTGAAGAGGCGAAAGAAGAATACAAAGGTCTGAATCAGATAGAGTTGGCGCAAATCCTGGATGACCCGGAAATTGAGGTGATAGCTCAGCAGGCTTATCCAGATGAAGACGATGCCAAACAGCGTCAGCAGGCGGTCGAACAGATTAACCAGCAAATCAGTCTGCAAATGCAGCAAGCACCGCAAGCGAATGCTCAGCAACCCGGGCAGCCGCCTGGCCAGTCAAATATGCCGCCAGCAAATCCGCAAGCTGATCCAGCTATGCAACAGCTGCAAGCGCAGTTACAGCAAATTCAGTCACAGCCACCTGAAATGTTGTACGACATTACTTGTAAGCGCGTAAAGACTGGCGGCAAGATACAGATCGACAATGTGCCACCAGAAGAATTTCTGATTGCGCGTAATGCCAAGGATATACAGACGGCCAAATTTGTCGGGCATAGAGTACAACGTACAGTGTCTGAGCTGAAATCCATGGGTTACAAGAATGTGGACAATATCAGTGGTGAAGACCAGGGGCAGGCAGTAAATCTGGAACGTATTGAGCGGCTGAGCTGGAATGATGAAAATGCCTATCTGTCGGATGAAGCGACGAGTGCCGATGATAGTCAACGCAAGATCTGGATCACGGAAGCTTATGTGCGTTGTGATTTTGACGGTGATGGCATCAGTGAATTACGCAAGGTAACTGTGGCGGGTAATGAGTTGCTCGACAATGAAGAGGTGGATTTCATTCCTTTCGTGGATATCACGCCTGTGCCATTGCCGCATACTTTCTTTGGACTGTCGATCGCCGACCTGGCGATGGAAAGCCAGAAGACCAAGACCAGCATTTTGCGCAGCCAGCTCGATAATCTGTATTTGAACGTCAATGGCCGTTATTACGCTGTCGAAGGTCAAGTGAATCTGGATGATTTGTTGACCTCACGCCCTGGTGGCGTGGTACGTATCAAGCAGCCCGGCGCGGTGGGCAGGCTGGATCAGGCGCAGGGCAATACAGGTGAAGCCATGGGTTTGCTGGACTATATCCAGCAAGACCTGGAAAACAAGACAGGCTGGACACGTTACAGCCAGGGAAATGACTCTGATGGCCTGAATCAGACTGCGCAGGGCATGAATATCATCACCAACAAGGCAGATATGCGCCTGGATTTGATTTCGCGCAATTTTGCGGAAGGCTTCACTGAATTGTTCAAGCTGGTGCTGAAACTGATATGCCAGCATCAGGACAAGAAAGCACAAGTCAGGTTGTCGAATGGCTGGGTGGACATTGATCCGCGTGAATGGCGCAATCAGTTTGACGTGAGTATTAATGTCGGCATAGGCCTGGGTAACAAAGACCAGAAAGTGAATCATTTGATGGCTTTGCTGGCGCAGCAGGAGAAGGTTTTTCCTTTGGGGATAGCGAATCCGCAAGGGATTTATCAATCCAGTTCAGAACTGGCACGCCTGCTGGGTTTCAAGAATGGCGACAAGTTTTTTAGCGACCCTGCCAAAAATCCACCGGCACCACCGCCGCCACCTGATCCTGCACAAATGCAGATGCAGGCTGAGCAGCAAAAGACGCACATGCAAATGCAGGCGAGTAAAGAAAAGCACATGATGGATATGCAAATGCGCGAACGCGAATTGCAGCAAGAAGCCATGCTGCGTGAACGTGAACTGCAACTGGAAGCACAAAAACAGCAGGCGCAGTCGCAGAATGATATGCAGGAACGCCAGCATAAAGCGCAACTGGATGCACAGCTTGCCCAGCAACGCATGGAGTTTGAACGCTGGAAAGCGCAGCTGGAAGCAGAAACCAGGATGATGGTTGCCCGTATTTCGGCGGAAGCAAAGATGCAGCCGAAACCAAAACTGGATGCTTGCTTGGATGGTTTAAATGTGGGAATAAAAAATGAACTCACAGGAGTGAATGATGAGCACATTTGAACAACGCGTACATGCCGCCAGCCGCGCCAGGGAAGTGCTGGAGAATGAAGCCTATCAGCAGGCTTTTGCTGATATAGAAAACGAGGTCACGGAAAAATGGAAAAACTCACCAGCACGCGACGCAGAGGGGCGGGAAAAACTCTGGATGTATCTGGCCATGTTGAAGAAACTCAAATCCCAGCTCGATACGACACTGGAGACCGGCAAGCTGGCGCAACTGGAAGTGGAGCACAAGCAAGGCCTGATGCATCGTTTGAAGAATTGGTGAAGGCGGTACAGGATTTCAAGGCCTGGAAGGATTCGGTTGCCATGGCTTTTCATCCGCATCCCACGGTGGCGATGATACAAACTGCCAAGGGCTGGGTCAGGGTGGCATATGGTGAGGCTGCTTATCAGCTTAATAGTGGTGAACTAATCAAAGTCTAGTGTTGGTCTGGCACACTGGATGGCCGCGATAGCGGTTTTTCTGCCAGATAAATCTTAACGCCGCGAGGCGCCGGGAATGGGTGGAAGTCCCATTCATTGATTGGAGATGGAATATGGATAATCAGGTAACTGAACCCACAAGTAGTGCTTTGAATGTAGATGGTGCAGCGCAAGCCATGGGTGCTTTTCTGGAACCGCAGGCACATGAAAAAAGTGTCCAGGCTCTGGAGAAGGAAGTGCTGGATGACTTGAGCGGCCGGAAAGACAGAAATGATACTTTGTCTGCCGAGGCAGTCGATGAGGATGCAGAGCGGGATTTGCATGCGGGAGATGATGAGGCTGTCACCATTGTAGTAGATGGCAAGACTGTCAATTTATCGAAAACAGAGTTGGCAGATGCATATAAAAATGGCTTGCGTCAATCCGACTACACCAGAAAGACCATGGAAGTGGCTGAACAGCGCAAGGCTGCCGAAGCTGAAATTATTAGAGCCAGCCAGGAGCGCCAGGAATATGCCAGCAATCTGCAAAAGATGGCGGCGCAAATCGAAGGCGCTTTGAACCAGCAACAGCAGATAGACTGGGAACATCTGCTGGAAAATAATCCCGCTGAGTATCTGAAACAGCAGCACCTCTATCAAAGGAGACAAGCAGCTTATCAGAAAAATATTCAGCAACAACAACACCTGGCGCATATTGCCCAGGTAGAGCAGGCGCACCATCTGGAGTCTGTGCTCCATACGCAGCAGGAAGAACTTCTTGCCAAGCTACCGGACTGGAAAGACAGCAGAAAGGCTGAGGCCGAAAGTAATGCCATTCGCCGATATTTACTGGAACAAGGTTTTGAACATCAACTTGTGGACAGCATTGCTGACCACAAGGCAGTTTTATTGGGACGTAAAGCCATGTTGTACGACGCGATGATGTCGAAAGCCAATGCGGCAGCCAAACGTGTGACGAGCATACCGCAAAAGGTAGTCAGGCCGGGTGTTGGCGAATCACCCGGCGGGGATGGTCGTCAGGCTGCCATGCAGCGTCTTGCCAAATCTGGCAGAGTTGAAGACGCAGCATCTCTTTTTGCAAAATTTATTTAAGGTCGTGAGACCCCGGAGAAATCTATGACAGCACCAAGCAATACTTATGTAACGACCAGCGCAATTGGTAACAAGGAAGATCTCAGCGATATCATTTATCGCATTTCGCCAACTACTACGCCTTTAATGAACATGGCTGCCAAGGCCAAGGCCAGCAATACGCTGCATGAATGGCAAACGCAGGATCTGGCCAGCGCAGTTACCACCAATGCGCAGGCTGAGGGTGACAATGCCACGGCCAAGAGCGTGACGCCGACTGTGCGTTTGAGCAACCGTACCCAGATCGCATCAAAGACCGTGATCGTTTCTGGTACCCAGCAAGCGATGAACCCTGCGGGCCGCAAGGATGAACTGGCTTACCAGTTGTCCATGGCTTCGCTGGAATTGAAACGTGATATGGAATCGGCCCTGTGTCAACTTGATGTTGCCGCGACTTCCCCGCGCCAGGCACGTGGCCTGGTCGGTTGGGTGGTTGATAACGTCGATAATAATGCAGGCACTTTGGCATCCTATGCCGGCAACACTGGCCGCACGGTTGGTACACCGCGTGCATTTACTGAAGCACAATTGAAGAATGTTTTGCAGAAATGTTATAGCGCTGGCGGCGAGCCTGACACCATCATGGTTGGCCCAGCGCAGAAGCAGACTTTCTCTACATTTTCTGGCAATGCTACACGTTTCGATAAGTCGGAAGATGCGAAATTGTATGCGGCGATTGATGTGTATGTATCTGACTTTGGCTCCTTGAAGGTGGTACCGAACCGCTTCCAGGCAGCGCGTGATGTGTTTGTCCTGCAGGCTGACAAACTGGCACTGGCTTACCTGCGCCCGTTCAGTACTATCGAATTGGCGACAACAGGCGATGCAGTGCAACGCGAACTGGTGGTTGAATACACGCTGGAATGCCGTGCACCGAAAGCGCATGGTGCGATTTACGACGTCTTGTAATTTTTGACGTTCTACTATTCGGCCATTAGTTTTTGATGGCTGCATAGAAAAAGCTGGCGGGTGCAAGCCCCGCCTTTTTCAATTGAATTAAAACGCTGTGAAGCGCAGGAGGTTTTATGAATGGTGGATATATCACCGTTTCGAGTCAGACCACCGGAGTGGCAATAGCCACTTCGGGTACGTCTGCATCTGCAACTATCCCAACAATGTCCAGCGGTGAATTGCCGCGCTTTATTCGTGTCGCAGCGACTGCGCCAGCTTGCGTGCGCCTTGGTAAATCCTCTGCGACTGCCTTGAGCACGGATTTGCAAGTGCAGCCCGGTGACGCTGTCATCCTGAGTGTGAATGGCAATGACAGGATCGCTGCGATACAAGTGGCTGCTGCAGGCGTGGTGCAGGTTTCACCGCTGGAGAATATGTAATGGCAGTCACGACCAATATCCATGTCGAAGGAGGCGATGTCACGTTTGAGCGTGTACAGGATTGCACAGCCATTGCTGAGCATACTCAAGCTTTGCACAAGGAAGGACTGCATGGTTCGACTGATATGCGGCATGCAGCGTCTTTTCCCATGGTGATAGTAGAGAAGTACTTGAATGACAAAGGCATCAGCTTCCAGGAATTCATGGCGGAAGCCGTGCATGTGAAGAGCATGCTGGCTGATCCGGCCTTGTCTGCATTTCGTGTCTGGGGAGGCCGGGTATGAGCGCTATCACCGACTATGCAAGTTTACAAACTGCCGTGAGCAGCTGGTTACATCGTACTGATCTGACACCGTTTATTGCAGACTTCATTGCTTTGGCTGAAGCCAAAATGTCATCGGATATCGTCGCGAGGCCCATGGATATACGCAGCAATTTGTTGACTGTAGCTGGTAATGCCTATGTGAACTTGCCGCTTGATATGCTGGAAATGAGACGGTTGATCTTGCGTAGCGATCCGGTGGCAGTGTTGCGTTATGCATCACCAGATCAGCTCAGTGCTGATTATGCAGGTGCCGCGACTGGTACACCAGTGGCATTTTCTGTCATCGGTCAGCAACTGCAATTGGCACCGGTACCGGATGCAGCTTATCAGCTGGAATTGACTTATCAGCAGCGCATACCAGCTTTGTCAACTATCAATACGACGAACTGGTTGCTGGCGGCTTTTCCCAACGTCTACCTGTACGCTGCTTTATGCGCAGCCCAGCCTTTCATCATGAATGATGCGCGTATTCCTACCTTTGAAAAACTGTATTTACAAAGTGTGGACGCCATTAATTCCATAGACTGGTATTCAGGTTCAACCATGCAAGTGAGGGCTAAATAATGGCACTGGAAACTGCAAACTATATCAATGATTTGACGATCACGAATCCAACCGCATCTGATCCAAAATCTCAAGGTGATGATCATATCCGTATGCTAAAAACGGTATTGAAGGAATGCTTCGCTGGTTTCACTGGTGCTGTGATTATTACTGCGGCAGAAACGGGTACAGCGGCAGCGCATGTCTTGAATCCAGCAACTGCCTTGTTAGCATACACGACCGGGCTGATGCTGTTGTATCGGCCAGTCTATGCAGGGACGGGTGCTTTGACAGTGAATGTGTCTGGACTCGGTGCAAAACCTGTCAAGACATTGCTGGGGGCAGAGCCTACTGCCGGTGACATTGTTGCCAACCAGCCATTGCTGTTGATGTATGACGGTACAAATTTCGTCATTATTGCAGGGTCAGAGACTTTGCTGCGGACTGGGAATCAGACCATGACGGGGAACTTGACTATGGTCGGGAATCAGATCGTCACAGGTGATTTTTCGGTGTCGGGCAAACTGAGTGGACCTGGCATGTCAGCGAAGGGTAATGTTGATGGCCAAGTATGGGCAGGAGCTCAGGACTTTACTGCTGCAACAATCACCGCTGCAACCAAAACGACAGGGACGGCTACCAATGAAGTCGCTACATGCGCTTTTGTTGTCGCGCAGGCTTTTTCTCCTGTCTTGCCAGGGCAAACTGGAAATGCGGGGAAGGTGCTGACGACGGATGGTGCTAACGCGAGTTGGGGGACAAACGCCGCGAGTGTACTGTATTTATACAACAATTTCTGAGGATAAGTATGGCAGCAAATATTTCACCAATTTTCCCGCTGATACCCAGAGTTCTGATATCAGCTCCGATCACTGTAGCAAATACCAGTAAAGATGGTACTGGTCCCGTCACGCAAATTTCTTTTGCTGCAGGCCCGAATGGCGCGTTCGTGGAGAGCGTTGAAGCCTTGCCAGTTGGAACAAATGCGGCATCAGTCTTGCGTGTATTTCTCAATAATGGCTCTGCTACGACGACGTCTGCAAATAATATTTTGTGGGAAGAAATTAGTCTGCCTGCCACTGTATTGAGCGAGATCGCGGGTCAGACGAAAGTGGTTATTCCATTGAATCGTGCTATTCCAGCTGGCTATACACTCTATGCCACTGTCGGTACTGCAGTGACTGCAGGCTGGCGTGTGCGTGTACATATGGGGGATTACTGACTATGACTTCAGGTTTTCCAGGAATTCCAGGCGCTCCAATGGGATCGCCAAACTATCAGATATTTGAAAGGTCGGGCAGTTTCATTTTGCCACAGGCCCTGAACTTTATTGTAGACGTGTTTGGTGGCGGCGGTAGTGGTGGCGGTGGCTACACCGCAGGTTCTGCTTCTGCTTCAAGTGGGGGAGGGGGCGGAGCAAGAAATAGGCTGTTTTTCACGGCTTTGACGCTCCAGCCAGGGACAAATTGTCCTGTCGTGGTTGGTGCGGGCGGAGCAGCGGTGACTTCGCCAGGCAACTTTATAGGAGGGAATACAGGTGGGAAATCGTCGTTTGGTAGTCCAGTATTAGGAATATTTGTGGAGGCATATGGTGGCGCAGGGGGGGGGCGGTAATGGTGCAGGTGGTGGTGGTATAGCAAGCCCAGGTTCTGGTGGCACCGGGGGAAATCCCACCATAAGCGGGAATGGACTCTCCGGTAGCGTCAATGCAAACGCATCTTCTGACTATGGTGGAGCACATGGTTGGTCTCATGGCTTGTCGTCTCCAGGAAACGCTGTGTGGGGTGGCGGAGGTGCTGGTGCCTCGAATCAAGGCGGCGGCAGTATTTTCTCGGCAGGCGGTGGGGGAGGCTATCAGCAATTGGGTGGAGCATCAGGTCAATATGCATCTGGCGGTTCCTGGTCCTATTCACAAAAAAATGGCATTTTGCGCGCACTGCAAGGCGGCGGTGGTTGGGGGGGGAGAGGCGCAAATTCGCCGGGAGCAAATGGTGTAGACGGCGGATTGCCTGGCGGCGGTGGCGGTGGAGTTGACGGAACTGTTGGCGCAGTCACTGGCAAGGGCGGTGACGGCCTTGTAATCATTTACTGGTGGTGATAATGAAAAGCGCAGAAATAAAAAATGGCATCGTAGTTAATATAGCTTTAGGCATGGTAGCTACTTACATCCCTTGTGATGACAAAGTTTCCATAGGCGACCATTGGGATGGCAAGGCATTTACCAAACCATTACTAGAGGAGGAAATTCATGGTAGTTAGTGCAAATGGTGTTGCTGGAGATCAGACTGATCTGCGCTCGCAACTGAGTGATGGTAATGCAGCCGAATGGTATAAGCAATTTGGTAGAATCGGAGATCAAGCCGGTATTGATTACTGGAACCGGGAAATTGCCAACAAAGGTCATGAGTTAGCGCAGCGCGCTTTCTACCAGGCGGCCAGCGACAATTTAATCTCAGGTCGAGGTGTTGGTAATGTTCAGGAATCAGGCTCTGTTCACACCAACGGAATTTCGGCGGCTGACTTTTACACGCCTTTTGGCAAAGTGGGTGATCAGGCAGGCATCGACTACTGGAACAAGGAGATTAAAAGTAAGGGCATAGTTTCAGCTCGTGAAGCTTTCCAGGTTGCTGCTGCACAAAACATGGTAAGCGGCAAGGGTATAGGAT